CCCAGGCAAGTAACCCAAACTTACCAAATAACTTGTTAAACAAAACTACACATCCAAAAGTACAAAAAATCTCAATAAATAATAGTAACACGTTCATATAAATTCCTCCTGATTTTTAATGTGGTTTTAAGGATAAACACAGGTACCTACTCCTTTCATGGCACCAATTTCATATATTTCACCGGGTCCTTATACCCGCTGAGTTCAAATGCTTCCTTACGACAAAGACAACTTGCACATTTTCCACATGGTAATTCTCCACCTTCATAGCATGACCATGTAATATTATAAGGAACACCCAGATGTATACCTTTATCTACTATGGCAGCTTTTGTCATACCATTTAAGGGTGATCTAAAATTAACGAGACCATATGTACCTTCACTTATAGCCGCCTGCATCTTCTCTACAAATGCCGGAGTACAATCAGCATAAGCAAAGTCATCCCCGTGATTACCTAAATATATGTCTACTTTATCATTAGGATATAAACTCTGTGCCAATGTAGCACATATAGATAACATAAGTCCGTTCCTAAAAGGTACATAAGAACTTATCTTTTCACCTGTATCAAACTGCTCCTGATAAGTACTTTCAACAACTGCCTGTCCTGTTTTCATAAGTGAACAATTTGAATACTGGAAAATATCAGATACATCAAATTCATATTGTTTAACATCATAGAAATCCGCTATAGCCTTTGCACTCTGTACTTCCCTCTCATGCCTTTGTCCATAATGAATAACAACAGAGGATACATTTTCACATCCAAGTTCGTCAACTGCCATGGCAAGACAGGTTGACGAATCTACACCACCACTTGTCAAAACAATAGCCTTAGTTGCCTTATCAGTTGACTTAATTTCTGGAAGTTTCTGCTCTTCCACAGTAACAGTAGGGATTTCTTCTTTCACAGGTATATCCTCCTTCACAATTTCTGCTTCATGGACAATAGATGCTATCTGTACTTTTATATCCGGAATATTACGAAGTATAGGTTTTACAGTAGGTATATTAGTGGTAAATAATGACTTATTCTTAACCTTAATATCCCCACCTTTATATTTATAATTATTTGCCCAATTTTGAAGTGTTGTAAGATTACACATAAGTTTATATCTATAATCTGTAAATAACTCTTCATAATTAATACCTATACTTTCAAGATATTCCTTAACTTTTTGTATTACTTCCGGATGCTGATTTCTAAGATTTGTTTTAGAATTCTTAGTATTATCGGATACATCAAAATTACCCCAAGGAGTAAAAATACTCCCTGTAACACCCTGCATTATCCATGCTGTACTATCTGCACTATAAAAAGGAAACTTTTCAAGTAATTCAAGACTGGTCATTCCCATAGCATGTACTTTTACATTAGGATTTTTACTACCCAGAATAACATTAAAACATTTACTAAAGAAATCTATTTTTTGAGGAATTGTAACACCTGTACCCACAAGGGCACCCAGGGCTATATAATCTATATACTCCCCATTAGGTTTTTTAAATTCCACCATATTTTGAAGTACCTGGAACGGCTCACCCTGATGGAATACGGGTAACAGTTTATCCGGCTCATTAAGCCTTTCATACATATATAAGTAATTTTCCCAGGTCTTTTCTGCCGTATCTGTACCATCCATGGGTCCTTTACATATATAATCCATTTGAGCAAATATTGTAAATCCAGGAGACATCTCATTAAGATACTCAATATAAGTATCTACATCAATTTCTTTACCCTTAGTAAACGCCGTAAATGCTCCAGAATCTACAAACAATTTGGATTCCTTATTAGCTTCCTCTATCCAAGACTTAATATCTGTCTTATGATAATAATAGCTAAGGAGTCTACATACTTTATTTGCTTTAAGCCAATCATCACACAACTTACATTGACTACCTGCAAAATATAGATCAAAAGGTAACCCTTTCTCTTCCCTTTCCTTAACAAAATTAGGTATCATACATCCTCCTTACAGAGTAAACAACAACTATAAACATTATATACAATCTTAGTATAAAAGTCAAGACCTTTCTACTAATTTACCCTCTTCATTTATAAATAAAGAAGGTCCATACCATGCTCGAGAAATCTCAACATCACAAGATATAGGCATATCCAATACTTTTTCCGCAGCACTACACATTATATCGGCAAGTCTTTCTGAACATTCTTTTACGTTCTCTTCCGGACATTCTGCTATAACTTCATCGTGTACAGGAACAAGTAATCTAAACCCTAACTCTTTTAAACGTTCATCATTGTTTAAAGCAACCATTGCTATTTTAGTAAGGTCTGCGGCACTTCCCTGTATACGACTATTAACACATTGACGGGTAGCATCAGCTATCTTACCACCATTATCTACTATATGTATACCTTCTTCTGACGCCTGTTCTATCCATTTATGCTTTTCCCAAAAACGACAAGACCTTAATTTTTGTCTATAATATCTTTGTCTGTCATAAGGTACTTCCACATCAACGTCTTCCGTGTCATCAAAGTCTAATAAGTCATCCTGTGGAGCACAGCCTGCTTTCCATGTAAATTCAAATTCATCAAGCTGTAAATCTGGTAACCTACGTTTTCTTCCACATACAGTAGTAACAAACCCTATATCATGTGCCATTTTAAGACTATCCTGCTCAAACTTTTTAATAGCCGGAAAACCTTTAAACACACTCTCTTTTATATCCTTAGCCTTTTGTGTAGATACGTGTAACTGTTCCCCTATACTTGCTTCCCCACGTCCATATAATACTCCTAATAATACAGACTTTGCTTGAGTTCTACGTTCCTTACCAGCTTTATTAGTAGTACCATCAGGTCTAAATTCCCTACATTCTTCATAAGGTACATTAAATGCCTTACTTGCTATTTCACTATATAAATCCTTACCTTGCATAAACGTATTATACATTTGGTCATCTCCAGATTTCCTACACAATGCGGCAAGACATTTAGGTTCCTGCTGACTAAAATCACTGGAAAGTAACACATACCCTTTCTGAGCTACAAATGACTGTCTTATATCCTTATTATGACTGGGTATATTCTGTAGATTAGGATCAGAACTACTCATACGACCTGTTGCGGCACCATATTGATGAAATTTACAATGAACACGTCCGTCATTAGGATTTACACAATCAGGCATCTTATCTATATAAGTAGTAATAAGTTTAGCCATTTCCCTATACGCTAATACTGCCTTAGCTATAGGATTATCCATCTTAGATAATGCTTCTACACCTGTTGCCCGTGGATTACGCTTATCCGGAGGCTCAATCTTAAGTATATCATATAGCAGTATTGCTATCTGTGTCGGTGATGCTATATTTATAGGATTATCTAACTTACTCTCTACAACAGTATTCTCATAAGCCTCTATCTTATCCCTATACATATCACATAACTCATAAAAATGTTGTTTACGCTCATCCATGAGTATATTGTACTTTTTAGATAAGGAAGTGTTATAGTCTAAATCAAATGTAATACCCCTATCTTCCATATCTATAACAACATCTACCATAGGCATCTCTATATTATGAAATACCCAAGCAACATCTTGCAATCCCTTTTCTATACAAACAGGGTCATCAGCAATTAAGTACGGTTTCTGAAATTGGTATAATTCATATGTGATTTTGGCATCATGTGCAGCATATAAATATCCTACACGTATAGGAATCTGTGTAAATGGTATACCTTTAAATAAGTCATCAAACTTAAAAGCATCTCCTTTACCATTAAGACAATACTTTTTATGTAGTGCTTTAAGTCCACCTTCTCCGGCAAGCTCATTTTCATTAAGTAACTTAGAAGCCGGCATACAATCCCAATAACAGTGAAGCCTTACCCCTACCTGATGTTCCATAAAACGAACATCAAAAGGTCCATTAAACATTATTATTTGTGTTTTGTTATCAGCAATACGTTGAAATTCCTGTCTAATAATATCTAAAGGAAGCTGTTCTGGAACTTTAAGAAATGTTATGTAGGATATGTGGTTTATTGGTATATATGCTGTCTTTTGTCCGGGTGTATATATACATATTCCAGCAATCTCATCCAACATAGGGTCCAATCCAGTAGTTTCTGTATCAATAGAAATAACGTTATTTTCTATACAGACACTAATATATTCATGTAATACTTCTTCTGTGTCTATAACAATGGATTCTTCCTTATACTTACTTAAATACTTATCCACCATCGCCGTTATGGAAGAAATCCTACCAATTATGCCACCACTACCTTTTACGGTAGCAGTGGCAACTCTTGTAGTGGCATTAGCTTTCTTAGCAATCTTATTATCCTGTGCCTTCCCTGTATTCCGTACAGGGGCTTTAAATAATGCCATAGTTTATTCTCCTATTAGAATGCATCTCCCCTTCTTGCAGGAGTTCTTCTACGAGGTACATCTTCCTCATCTCCACCCCTACGTCTGGGAACTTCCCTCTCATCACTACGTGAGGAATTATCTGAACTACTATCTTCAGGAAACTCACCATAGTCCATAAAGTACTCCATATCCTCAGCACTCTTGTCAAATACAAGACCACCAAGTACCTGAGGAAGTTCATAATCCTCTACTCTTGTGTCATCCGGCTGTCCAGTAGGATAAATCTCATATGTAGTATTAGTATCCCCTTTCTTGCCATTCCTCTCAATCTCAAATACCTGACTAACAAGATTAGGATATCTACCACACAAACTTGACAGCTTAGCACCAAACTGCTTACCCCTCTCCCATATCTGTACCTGGTCATCATCAAGGTTGTAAAGAGGTATAAAGTACTTAGCAGTTACAAACTTCTTTTCCCTACAAAACGGACATACATCCATAGGCTGTCCATAATCCCTAAGACAGTTAACATAACGCTTCTTACCATCTACCTCAATCTGATGCACGGCAAGTCCCTCTACGTCATTAATACTGTCATATAAAAATCTTACTTTCGCAACGTCCTTGTCATTCTTGAGTGAGAAAAACCCACCCCCACCATTGCCGCCATACTTGTCAGCATCATTAACACTAAATCGAGCCATTTTCTTTTTCCTCCTTGTTCTTAGTTTTTCTGGTTGACTTATGATTTTTATTATAATCAATACCAAGGGAAATTAATTCCTTCATGATACTGGTATAATTATCTTCATCCTCATAGGGTAACATTACTGCTGCATCCATATAATAATTATGCTGTGTAGTATATTCTACAGTCCTATATGTAGCATAATACTCCATTATCTCCCTACGAGTACTTATTCTTATTTTCCATTTCCCTGTATATATTTCAATAACAGGTTTGCCATCTCTTCTATATGTATAACGTCCAGGTTTAGAAGCATCTTCCTGTAACTGTGTACGTGTCCTTTCCGCAACCCTTTTTAATATATTCATCATATTTTTAGGCTGAGTTACTTTTTTCTTTTTGGAAGGAACATTGCCATTATGCCATGGAGCATTCTCTATAGCCTTAGCTCCCATATTTTCTCTCTTATGCCATGGAATAGGTTTCCTTTGAATTTCCGGTTCTGTATCTTCCGTTCCGGCAACATAAGTTTCAGGTTCAGGAGCTTCAGGTTCAGGTACATCTCCCTCAAAAGGTACCCATAAAGAATGGTCGTTAAGAACTGATAAAGACAACCTCATAGTTTTCCCATCTGAGAATTCTACAAGCCCTGTTTTAGTCTTTTCAGTATCGGCATTAATAACTGTAATATAAACTTCTTTATCTCTTCTCTTGAATACTTTCCCGATAAGGGATTCAGACTCTGTAATATTATGCTCACCTGTTTTTAGCATATGAGGTATTCTCCTTTTCTTAGGTTTATAAGGTTGTATATCTCCTTAATAGTATACTAACACTGTATATAATATTTGTCAAGAATTTTCTGTATATTTTTGTGTTTTGCCTATGGCTGATTTTGACACTTCTATATATAAGGAAGTATCAAAAATTTTTGATACACTATATAGATTATTATAATAAGTACAAACCCATACACACAATATAAAATGCTAACCCTATATATTGTGGTCTGCTGATTTTAACCTATAAGACTATTATTCGGTGTTTTGCCTATAGGGAAATTTTTACTGAACCCTTGAAAATACTGGGTTTGTAAAATAACAATTTTGTCAATTCTATTTTACTACCACCACAAGATCTTGGGTTTTGCCCTAAATATGGGTATTTTATGCCAAATTTTGCCATAAATTCAGTATAAAAATGCCCATATGCTACCTGAAATTCCTATCTCCTCTATATGCCGCTTATACACGCTCATATGGCTATCCAGTGAATTCTACCCTGAATCTGGGTCTTATTTTGCCGATTTTTTGGCAATTTTGAAAATAATCGACCTCGTGTGCGGGTCATATACCGGTTTTAAACCCATCACCCGAGTATAATATCGGAAATCATAAAAAAAGACGCTGTTTGCGTCTCATAACCGCCTTAAAACCGGTGTTTCTCAATTTCAAATCGGGGCAAAATCGCGGTTTTTCCGTCAATAGCTGTCCTCTCAATCCTCAAACCATGTATTCCTTCTCCAAACCAATACATCATACATCTATCCTATCTCTATTATATCTTATTTTTTTATATATCTTATATATTTATATAATTATTATTTTTTTATTAGTATAATAAATAATTATTCTCTTTACTTATTCCCGCGGTGCCGATTTTTATTTCCTTATTTCCATGTGTTTTCTCTTGTATTTATATATGTTGTTATTCCTGTATTAGTTATTGTTGTCATATAGATATATCCCTTATATTTACTGGGTTTTGCGCATTTGTTCTTTTTAAAAGATTCTATGTTTTTATAGATTGTTTTTTGTATATTTATATAGGTATTTGTTTTATAAATATTCATGTTTTTATCCCTGTAAATTATATTCCCGCGCAGTGAATTTTTTATATATTTTGTAGTAACTTTTTGACTGTTTTTACTGTCTATTTTTTATACTTTTCAACCTGGATTTTAATGGGTAACGGATATAGTGTGTTGGGTTCGGTTTTTGAGAGTGTCCTTTGGTAAAAAACTTTAGTAATAAACAATTTTGTACACCCATCAAAATTCGGGTGAATTTTGCCGGTATTTTTTGCTATATTTTTAAGGATTTTTGAAAATTTTTAGGATTTTTTAATTTTTGAGTTGCCGCAGTTTGTTAATTTTTTAACAATTTCCATAGATTTTTGAAATTTTTATCCGGTTTTTTCAAGTTTTTCTC